CTCCAGCAACAAACTTCGCAAGAGGTAACATTTTTGATGAAGAAGGTTATACAATTAGATGGACAGGAGCATTTTAATGCTTAAAATTATGTATAAAATTTATGTACTTTTTTTCGAAAAAAGCATGTACAAATCCTAAAATATGCGGTATAATAGGCATATAAATTGATAAAGGAGTGAATATGTCAAGTAACACAAACACAGCGATCCTCGAAGCTATAAGCGAGGAAGTAAATGAACTGTCTTCTATGGCAGTAGTTAATGAATTAGGTATGGTACCACTTACCGATTCTTTTGATGAATTTTTAGCTTTTGCGGATATGGATAAGCTAAGAGATAAATTAGTTTTCAAAAGATTCGAGGAGATGAGTGCTTAATATGAATTATTATGAAGAATTCAATCTAACAGAAAATGCCACTGAAGATCAAATTAGATCTGCAGTTGGCGCACCTTCTATTGAAGAAGAAAAATATTGTCTTTGTGGAAAGCTTCACGAAGATTGCAATGAAAATTATGAACACATGACATCAGGAGTTTAATTATGTGGAATAGCGATGATAAAATTTTAAGCGTTTCAGAACCCAAAGTAATGGAGTCTGCAGCGGGTTTTTATGTTGGTCAGTCTTGTGAGACTGAGCTTAAGTGGGAAAATGGCACCACTGATATTATCACTGAGCCTTATGATAGGTTGAGTGGTTATTTTGCCACTGCTGAGGAAGCGGGTGCTTACTTAGCGTTAATAGATTAATTTTTTTGAGAGGTATATTATGAGACACAGCAATAATTATATAACAACTGCACACACTGAGTGCGCAAGTGAAATGTTAGAAATTGAGGCATTTAGAAAGGTTGTGAAAACAATCAATAAAGAGAATAAATTTTTAGAAGGTAGATATTCATATCCTGGAACACTTCCAAGATATTACGTTAAACTTCAAGGTAGAGGTGCTAGAACTGTAAATGCCGTTAATGATGGCAAGCATCCAAGAAGTTATGATCAATTTCTTCCTTTGAAGTATGCAGAAAAGGTGGATGTATATGTCTACACAAGATAAAGAAACAGCGTTTAAAGTAACTGCAAAACAAGGAAGAAAAGTTGTTGCAGAATATATTTTTGCTAATATGCTAGATGCTATTACATTTGAAGTTGGTATGAAAAAAGAAGGTTACAACACCAAAATGGAGGCAATTTATGTCTGAGACATTACTAGTATTATTCATTTCAGTTGTTGGAGTAGGTTATACTTCATATAAAATTGGAATTAAAGAAGGCAGCGAAAGTATGCTTAGTCTTTTAGAAAAAATCGGTGTTATTAATATGGATGATGAAGGAAATGTAACACCTAATCTTAACTATAAAGCAAAACTCAAATCCTAATTTGTATAAATAGTATATAAGTTACAACTATAACTCTGAGGAAAGTTATGAAAAGGTTTAGTACATTTATATACGAAGCAAGTTTAGCAGGTTCTACCACGAACTATCAACGATCCACTGGTGCTTTTTACAAGTATGTCCAGATGGCAAAAGATCCAAATATTGACTTCGAAGCTGATAGAGATGCTAAGCTCTATGATAAGCAATTTAATCATGTTGCTGATATTAGCCAAGGAGAAAAGTTCAAAATTCTAGATAGAGATGAAAAAGATTTGCAGATGATGAAGCAATCTTATACTACTAGAATTAAATTCAAAGGCCAAGAATATCAAATGAGATTGTCAGATATTCTTAAACCTTCAGGCAAAAAAGTAGATTTTATTCAAGTAGATCTACATAGTAAAATTGATCCAAGTGTATGGGTACCATTTAAAGCTGGCCATGGCCATGAAGCTCAGATTGCTCAAGTTTTTATTGAGAAATCTGGAGGAAATTGGGAATTCGAACACAAAGGTAAAGAATATCATATTACTAAATTAATGTCACCCCCAACTCCTAAAGGTATAGGAGGAAATCCAAAAACAGATCTATATGTAAGATTCGCTGAAAGCATTCCTGGATTTGGTAGAGAACTCAAGTATAGTTTAAAGGCAGCAAATGCCACATTCATAGAAAATTGGATGAAGCCAGAAAGATTAGAACAAATTTTTGGTAAATCAAAATCGATCGCTATAATTACTGATACACATAGAAGATTAAACGAAGATGCTTCTAAAGTTGTTGGTAAAAGTAAAGCGCCCACACTTCATTGGTTTGTAGTAGATTCAAAACTTACAAGACCAAACACTAATATATTTTTAGATAAAAAAGAAGCTACTGAAGCTTTTAGTGGAGAAAAGAAATTTGGAGAAAGACATCCTGCAACAGCAAACTGCTGGTTAAAAGGAGATCCAACAAATTCTATTTCCACTCTCATAGATAAAACACAAGATATTAATAAGCACGGAGTTAAAGCATCTTTATTCATTAGAGGATATGGTAAAGCTGGTAAATCAGCATGCTATATAAGAACTGAAGAAGGATGGAGAATTAACGATAATTGGATTAAATATTTTAGATTAGATAAATCGTATGGAAGAGCTTAATGAAATCATTTAAAAGTTATGTACCGTTAACAGAATCAAAGAATACTCATATGACTCATATTGAGGATTTAATTCTGGACGGTGGAGTTAAGGGGGCGCGCCAGGCTATCATCGCACTCAGGTCGTTGCGAGATATGTTACAAGGTAACTCAAAATCTGCAGTAAATGTTACCGTCAAGTGGGACGGTGCCCCCGCCGTATTTGCAGGAGAAGATCCACAAACTGGAGAATTTTTTGTTGCAAAAAAGGGAATCTTTGCAAAGAATCCAAAAATTTACAAATCACACGCAGATATAGATGCTGATACAAGTGGAGATCTATCTAAAAAATTAAAGTTAGCATTCGATAATTTAAAAGACTTAGGTATCAAAGGCGTAATCCAAGGTGATTTCATGTTTGATTCCTCAGATCTAAAAAAGGAGACAATCAATGGAATACCTCATGTGGTCTTTCATCCTAACACTATCGCTTATGCAGTACCTCTTGATAGTTCTCTTGCTAAGGAGATTAGATCAGCTAAGATCGGAATTGTTTGGCATACAACATATTCTGGAGCGACATTCGAAACGATGAGAGCAGAGTTTGGTAGAGAAATTGTGCCAAAACTCAAAAGAACAAAAGATGTATGGATGCAAGATGCTACATTACCTGATTTATCGGGTACTGTAACTTTAACTCGTTCTGAAACAGATTTAATTAATAAGAAACTTTCTGCTGCAGGTAAAATATTTAAACAAATTGCTTCAAGTACGCTGAAAGAAATTGAATCAAATAAAGAATTAAATGGATTAATTAATATTTACAATAATACAAAGGTGAGAGAAGGGCAAAGAGTTACAAATACTAAAAAGCATGCAACTGGTTTAGTTATGTGGGTAAATGCCCGATATCAAAAAGAAATTGATAAGAGAAGCAGTCAAGCTGGTAAAGATGTGCAAATTGCAAAAAGAGATGCTATTTTAAAGTTTTTTGATAAAAAAAATATAAAAAACTTAGAAAAAGTGTTCGAATTGCAAAATTATGTGATAGATAGCAAATTAATTATTATAAATAAACTAAACAAGCTTTCAAAAATAGGAACGTTTGTTAAAACAAAATCCGGATTTAAGGTGACCAACCCAGAAGGTTTTGTCGCCATAGATCGTATGGAAGGTGGAGCAGTTAAGCTTGTTGATAGAATGGAATTTTCTACCAACAACTTTAGCAAAGATATTATTAAAGGTTGGGATAATCCTAACTAATGGGAACCGAGGATAAAAATGCAGTTCAAGAGTTTTAGTCAATACTTAACAGAAGAGAGAAAGGAAATATATTTTGTGTTTGGTAGGTTTAATCCGCCTACTATTGGACATGAAAAACTCTTCGACACGTTAAAGCGAAAAGCTGGTAGAGCTGATTATCGTATATACGCTTCCCAATCGCAAGATCCAAAAAAGAACCCCCTCCAATTTAAAGAAAAAGTAAAATTCCTCAGAAAGATGTTTCCTAAATACGCAAGAAACATCATGGCAGATAGTGATGTTCGAACAGTATTAGATATCGCAGTAAAGCTTTATGAGAGAGGATATACAAGAGTAGTAATGGTAGCTGGTTCTGATAGAATCAAAGAATTTACTAACTTACTTACAAAATACAACGATGTAAAATCAAGACATGGTTATTATAACTTTGAAGATGGTATTACTATTATATCAGCAGGAGATAGAGATCCTGATAATGATGATGTTTCAGGAATGAGTGCATCAAAAATGAGAGCAGCTGCTGCAGCTGGTGATATTCAAGCATTTTCAAATGGAGTTCCTGAAATGCCAGGAGGATCTCAATTAGATTTATATTATGCAGTTCGAAAGGGAATGGGACTCAAAAAAGAATCAGTAAAACATATCGACCTACCTAAAGTTTCAAACCAAAGAGAAGCATACGTAAAAGGAACTCTTTATAATATTGGCGATAAAGTAAAATTAAAAGAATCTTCAAATGAAGGAACTATCACAAAACTAGGTGCAAACTTCTTAGTAGTAGAATTTGGAGATTGGAAGAAGAGAGTTTGGATTGACGAGGTTGAATTAGTAGAAGAAGGCGGAGCAGGAGATTTTGGAACTAAGAAGGTATTAGATAGATATCGTAAAGATACTCCATACTCAGAAGCTCAAGATCCAGATATCAAAGACAAAAAAGGAACACAACCTAAAGCATACTACGCAAAGGATGCTAAAGGTAAAGAAATGGCTAAATCTACAAAAGCAAAGAGAGATGCACATTTCAAAAAATATGGTAAGATGGACGATGATGATCCAAAGGCATATAAAAAAGCCCCAGGAGATGCAACGGCCAAAACTAAGCCATCAAAACACACTAAAAAATACCAACAAATGTTTGGAGAAAA